CTACGCTGCCACGCTGCGCTCATTTGTTTTCCTTCTTGGCCGTCTTTGCAGACTCACGGAACGCCTTGGCGGTCGGTGCGCCGGGTTCACCGGGCTTACGCATACGCTCGCCCGAACCAGCCTTGATGCGCTCCTGCTTGGCAAGAATGTTCGCGTACAGGCCAGCCTTTCTCATACGTAATCGCTAAACAAGCCGACAACGCGGCAGTTGGAGTTACCCGAGCAGGTGGCGGTAATGACGCCCTTGCTCGCCACTTCCAGCGGGATCACGTACACGCCAGCGGCCTGCGTGGCCGGGATGCGTACCAGTTCCGTGCCGTTGTCGCTGACGACAACCGTGGCTTCGGTGTTGCTGGCGACGTTGACCACAACGCTGTGGATGTACGCACCGGCAGCGCCGAATGAGGTGGTAGAGGTGGCGGCCACGGCAACGTAGTTGTTGCGCACCGGACTAATCGCGGTCATATCCTTGCCCTCCTGCTCACCGTGCGGTCATGGACTGCCCACATATCGTTGAGCGTAACTGTGTTACCCGGCCCAACGATAAGCGGTCTAGGCTCTGCCGCTGGGGTCTTGTCAGAAACTTCCTGCCATGATACCGCAAGCATACGGAAAGCGTCACTAGGGTGGCTAGTCCAATCGTGGCGCGGTGACTGGCGGTAGGCTTTCTTGTCCTCGTCGTACTCGCGTTGGTACTGCCGCAGCGCCTCTATGCCCTCTCGGCAGCGTTCTACGTCAAACCACACACGCGGCAGCGTCATGCGTACTGCTTGGATGCCAGACTGCACGCCAATGTCAGGAACCACAGCGAGTTTGGCGACATCAAGGTGCGTGGCTAACTGCTCCACGATGCTCTTGCCTGTTTGCAGGCTTTTGGCGCGTGCGTCATGCGGCAGATAGTGCTTGCCATACTTATACGGTTTGGCGGTGATGTGGCTGGCGATGTCGTAAATGTCTGCGCCTGACACGGCAAAGAAATCTATGACGCGGATTTCCCCGCGCCCAACCTGATAGAACCACACCGCTGTGTCGTCCCGGTAACCCAAGTCCCATGCCGTGTGGACTGGCAAATTGGGGTCGTGCGGTACGTGGCAGATACGGCCTTGATCCTGCGCCTCGCGCATTTCCCTGCCGTAAAAAGCGCCGAGGATGGCAGCCTCAAAACTGCACTCGTACTCCTGTAAGTACTGATCCTCGGCCAACTGCGCTCGGGCGGCTGAAAGTTCGCCCTGTGGTAAAAGCCCGCTGGATGAGGCGGGTAAGCGCAACAGGAACCATTCATGCGGTAAGCGTTGTGCGGTTTCGTAGATTTCCCAAAACTGGTTTTTGCCCTTTGGAGTACCGCCGAACACCGCCCAGCCTTGTTTGTCTGACAGCGCGGGGCGTATGACGTTCCCGAATACGCTCGGCTTAAAGTCGCCGTATTCGTCCATGTACACGCCCGAGAATCCCAAGCCGCGCATGGCGTCAGCGTTGTCAGCGCCGTAAAGGCGTATCTGACTGCCGTTGATCAGGGTAAGCGTTAGTTCTTGCTCGTTCTTGCCCTGCGTGATGGGGGCGGCAAACTCCAGAAAATATTGCCATGCAACGGCCTTGGCCTGCGATCTGTAGGGGGCTATGTAGGCGAACAGCCCACGCTCACCGCTGTAGGCAATGGCAGCGCGGATGATGTCGTTAACCGCTGCGACTGTTTTACCTGCGCGACGATGAGCAACAAGGCACGCCCACCGCTGCGTGCGGTTGTGGAACGGCATAAACGCCTTGCGAGGGCGGTAAGGTATGACTACTCGGGAGCCATCCACGTAACTTCAACCTTGATTTTGTCGCCGTTGTTGCCCGTGTGTTCGTGTCTTGCGAGTTTGGGTACGTGGTACTCAATGACATCCATCATGCAGCGCCATGCGGCCTCTGCGCCTTTTTGCTTGTAGATTTCGTCTAGCCAGATGTTAAGGCGATGTGCATTGCCGTCTACTAAACGGGCTATTGCCTCTCTGGCCTCTGCGGTTGCCTTGTTGGGCGATCCTTTTGGTCTTGGCATAGGGCTTATTTATGCACAAATGAAACAATAATTAAAGAGTTACCGTTGTTGGCGTAGCAAGTCGGGCGTATACTGTGACTATGAACGCAGAAACAGACATTCTGACCCCGTTCGTCAATACCGACGTCAAGATGCCAAAGTCAGTATTAGACGCCCTTACGCTGCATGAGTTCTCATGCCAAGCCAAAAAAGTTGCCACGGTATCGCCAGACGCGGTGCGCCAATTCTTGGCGGCGCGGTACGGCGAGAAAATCGCGGCAAAATTCAAGCCGGAATACCTCATCAAAGCCCCATGCGTTTGAGCATTTCTGCGGTAATTCGTCCGTAATAAGGCTTCATCTGTAATGCGCGAACGTCAGTTTGGCGGGGCGTTCGTGGGTCAGGGATATTGCGAGCCTTTACTACCGGGTCTAACAACTCGTACACGCGCACATCTTCTTTAATGCGACCTACGCCCTCGCCCGGTACACCGTATGGGTAAGCGGGGTGGCCTGACTGTGCGATAAGCGGCTCGTCGGTAAAAATGCGTCCGACGTTCTGGATGCCCGTATCGGGGGCGGTATATTGGCGCGGATCGGTGACTGCTAACCGTGCTTCGCCAATGCCAAGGCCGCCTCGCTCTCGGAAATTAACGTCTAACTTTTGTTTAATCGTTTTTCGTACCGAGTCTTTTGCCTTGCGGAATTGTTCCACGCTTTCGGGGGTGCCCACCCCTGCCCAATTGGGAATCAATTTCTTTATTTCAGCGTTCAATTCCTTTTTTGCGGTTTTACCAAGCGCAGCGTCAGCGTAACTCAACATGGTTTCGCCGGTCATGCTGGCAAAGTCACCCGCCGAGGGAGCCATTCGCCACGGGATGTAAAGCGGGTCTTCGCCTGTAATAATTTTGACTTCTTCGGCTAGTTTCTTAATTTGCTTCGTCGGGCCTTTACCAGACGCCCAAACCATGCCGGGATTTTCAAACATGAAATCCTGACCACCCTGCAAATTCACAGGCTGGTTGAAAGTTACGTCGTTGATCCCGCGCAATACACCACCAGCGGCAGTGCGGTCGCTCATGCTGGTTATGAACGGGCGGCCTTCTAATTCGGTAATGGATATTTCTGGCGCATTTACGGTGCCGCGTGACTCCACGACAGGTGTTAGGGCTTTTAATCGCTCCTGCTCCTTCACCCGAGGGTCAAAACGCGGGTCAAATTCCGCAATTTTGCTCATGGCTGGGTCATAGCGCTTGAGCAGCCCTGCCAGACGGCCACCGGGAATAGCGCCCATGCTTGCCATAGCCATGCCAGCGGGGTCGTTAGCGCGTCTAGCGCGTTCTACGTCACGGGCGGCGAGGGCTTGACCCACACCGGGGATAAAACTGGCTCCCGTTTCTACAACGATGTCGGCTAAATCTTGCTCTTGCGGGTCTAGCGAGGTAGCCCGCTCATATCGGCCACGCAGGTCGGCTTTGTCCCCAAGGTATTTGAGGGCAGCGGCTAACCGGCTGCGGTCGGCGGCCATTTACTTAAACCGCTCCAACTTGTACGAAAGGGCGGCAATTTCGCCCACTATTTCGTCAATGATGTTTTGCAGGTCGGTGTCTTTGGGTAAGTCTTTGCGGATGCCCTTAACGAACGTCAGCAGGCTTTCGGCGTAGGCAGCAGCGTCCTTTTGTACCTTGAACCCCTCGGGGTAGTCCGACAGCGGGATGATGCCGTGATGGCCTTGGTAAGCCTCTGCGTACTTATCGGCCAAGTCCACGATGTTTTCGTAGTAGTGGCCGAGGGCTTTGTGCGCGGCGTAGGATGCCGTCTGCAAATGCAAAAAGTGGGCGGCTGTGCTGCTGTGCAACAACACTCCTACAAATTCTGCGGCGTCATTGTGATTTGCCATAGCACAGACCTCCCGTAGCGATACTACCGTTCGCGTGCTAGGGTTTCAACTTATGAGTACGTTCGTGTTTTTTCATGTGGGTGCGGATATTTCCATGCCGCAGAAAATGGTCAACTCGTTGCGGCTGCATAACCCGCACGCGGAAATCATCCAAGTCACAGACCATCACACCCCGACGCTGGACGGCGTGACATGGGTAGCGCCCACCGAGGGTGATATGCGCTTTCTCATGGAGTGGCGCACGCGAGGGTTTAGCGAGTTAGGGCTGGCTGACCCTGCCATGTACCTAGATACCGACATGATCGTGCATCGTCCGATCTTCCCCGAAGAACTGTTAGGCGATGCCCATATCGCGGTGTGTCGGCGTTCGTTTAACCGCGATGCCCTGTTTAACGTGCGTCAGCGCGGTCAGGAATACACCGAACACGCTGGCAAGACCCTAGACCAAGCCTACCCCTACGTCGGCTGCTGCACCGTAACGGCCAGTTCCGCAGCGTGGGAGGAACTATCCGCGCTCTACGACGCCCTGCCCGACAAGTACAAAGTCTGGTACGGCGATCAGGAAGTGCTGCGCGATTACGTGGACTCCATGCCCTCAACGTGGGTGGAATACCTACCCGAGCATGAGTTTGCGTGTTTGCCCGAATTTGCCGACAAGTACCCCAAACACGCCATTACCCACTACAAGGGCAACCGTAAGGCGTTGTTACCGTAAATGCTCTGGCCGTATGGCTGCCGTATAAGCCTCGTATAAGTCTTTTACGGCATCCTGTGCGTCACGGGCGACGTAATACTCGCCTCGGGCGTCAAAGACTTTACGGAACGCCTCCTGCGCGTCACGTAGTTTGCCCTTGGGCATCTTCACCTCTACCCAGCACACCCAAGTCTTGCCGTCTGGTAATTCGCGGGTAACAAGTTTGTCGGGGATGCCCATACCGGCTTTGGCAAAGTCGTGTACGTGGAACCCGGCTTTGCGTAGTGCCTCGGTAATGATGGCGTCGTTACCGTCACGGCGGGCGGCGTGTCTCATCGCTTAACCAATAACCCCTGACCTGTGGGTAACTCTAGCACCTGCTCCTTGCCCTGCAAAAACCGTTGGTGCGTGAGTGCTGATTCGCGGTATCGCCTAAAGCCGTAGTCGTCAAAAATGACAATGGAGCCGGGTAACAGCCGCTCGTATACCAGCGGGAACACGTAACCCTCTGCCGCAGCGTCGTTTAGGTCAATCTGACAAAACCCAATTTGGTCGGGCAGGGTGTGGGCGGTGGCGCGTATATCCCCTGCGTGTACGGTGACGTTGTAGGGCTTGAGGCGTTCGGCAACGGTGGTGGCTAGGGCAGGGCCGTGATCGGCTTTACGCGCTTCCTGCGGAACGTCGTCAAACAGGTCATACGCCCAGACTTGGCGACCCTCCCCTGCATACCGCAGCACCACCTCCAGCGCCTTCCCGTCGTAGGTGCCAATGTCCACGATGTTGCCGCTCGTCTGTTCGGCAGCCCAGCAAAGGTTGTGCAGTCGCCAGAGCCGTGCCCGCAGCACAAAGTCCAGACTTCCGCACGCAGCGTCAAACTTGGGGTCGGTCGTGAAAAAGAGGTTACGAAACCACACGAACAGGTCGTCGTGAAAGGCGCAATGTCCTCCTTGGTTTGCGCCGAGCAAACCCATGAGGTTTTGCAGGGCGGCCTGTATTTGCTGCTGCCTTTCTTTTGGCAGTTCTCGGTAGTCTTTGTGGAATAACGCTGCTGAAGGAATCATCGCGTGCCTCGTTGATGCAACGGATTAGGAAAATACGCCACCAGATTTGGTTAGCCTTGACCCTGTTTAGCGGTGGTACTCGCACGTTCTTTCAACCTCAATATGCCTTTCTCGCCAAACAATTCCCTGACTAACCCGACAACGCCGGGATCGGTCAAAACGTCAGACGCTCCGATTTCGCGGATCAGTTCGCCAACGCGAATCTTAATTTTCTCCCGCTCGCCCGCGTTCCCCGAAAACGCGGTGCGAGCCAGCAGCGCATCGTAATAACGCAGACGGTTCAGCGGGCTGTTACGCACGGCTTCATCCCAACCGTAGGCACTACGCTCTACCGCTCGCGCCACTCGCTCGTCGGGCAGTCCCTTCGGGCCCGACTTCGCGGCGCTCGGTGGATAACTGTACTCGTCACCCATCACTCAACCCTCCCACCAACAACGCTCAACACAGCCGCAGCGCTAACCTTGGCGATGCCTTTTGGCTTCTGGTTAGTGGTTATTGGATTATGGTTATTGGTTAGCATACCGTTCGCATTGCGTTCGCTATGCGTTCGCATCCACCGTTGCTGGGCACTCTGTTTCGCTTTTGCTTGTTTTTCATGGACTTTTTCCATTTCCTTCATTGCCCGAGCGTTCACATAGCCGGACGCAGTAAGAACGAAAAAGTCGTTTAGGATACGACGGATTCTGTCTCGTTCCCGTCCGTTCGTGGGGCGACACAGTTGCATGGCTTCACGCTCGCCAAACGGTTTTTCGGTGGCGTAAAAGCGATCCAAAAGGAGGGTGTAAACGCCATGCTCATACGTCGTGAGATGGCCGGTATCTCGGGCATAGTCACCGAGATGGCGTGTGTAAAAAAGCATATTGTCCTCGCATAGTTAACCCAACTATGCGCGACGGTTGACAGGTCAAGGCTTCCCCCCTTAACCTTTCGTCGCGCTACTCACCACCCGCAGCGTATGGCTGCCCCCCAGCCACGTCAACCCCCGAAAGGGGGTTTGTCGTTTCTGGGGTTCACCGATTGCGCTTCAGCCATTCCTGCATATCCGTTGATAGCCGAACGTCGTCTAGCGGGTAGGAATACACCTCACCGTCGTTCCAGACCACCATTAGGTCGTCCCCGACCATCCG